GAAGAATACCTAAAATCTATCATGTCAAAGTATCGCAACAAACTAGTTTACGATGCAGCGACAGGACAGATTAAAGATGATCGAAAGCATATGTCTATGCTTGAAGATTTTTGGTTGCCTCGGCGCGAAGGTGGTAGAGGCACAGAAATTCAAACCCTGCCTGGCGGTGAAAATCTAGGACAAATTGAAGATGTACTTTTTTTCCAAAAGAAAGTATATCGCTCTTTAAATGTTCCTATCGCCCGTCTAGAACAGGAAAATCAATTTAGTCTCGGTAGAACAACGGAAGTTAATAGAGATGAACTAAAATTCCAAAAGTTTATTGACAGACTTCGTATGAGATTTGCACATCTCTTCTATGGAATTCTAAAGAAACAACTGATTCTTAAAGGTATTTGTACCGAAGAGGATTGGGATGAGTGGAAAAATGATATTACTGTTGATTTTGTAAGAGATAATCACTTTACAGAATTGCGTGATATTGAGATCCTTCGCGAAAGAATACAAACACTTGACATGGTCCAAAACTATGTCGGTGAATACTATTCAAAGGAATGGATTCAAAAGAATGTCCTTATGCTTTCTGATGAGGATATTGAAAATATGAAAAAAGAAATAGATGGTGAAGCAGCGGAAGAACCTGAAGAAGAACCACCGGTTCCTGAAGAAATGCCACAGGAACCAGCAGGTGGTCAAAAACATAGTATTGATATCAATGTAAAAGGAAATAACTGATGAGTGAAGAAGTTGAAGTAATGGATAAGGAGCTCCCACCACCGGAGATTCAAAATTTAATCCAGCATGCAATGGACCAAGAATACACCAAGGCTAATGACATTTTTAAAGATGTCATGACAATTAAATTAAATGATTTGCTTGACCAGGAAGAAGTGAGAATAGCAGATCAAATGTTTAATGGAGTCGAAGATGAAGATTTTGAAGACGACGACGAACAACTCGAACTTGACCTTGAAGCAGAGAGCGAGTCTGAATCGGAAGAATCGGATGATGAAGAAGAATACGAAGAGTCGGATAATGAAGAAGAGTTAGAAAATTAAATTTTCTTTTAAGTATAAAATAATAAAATTATAAATAATAGTACGATTATGAAACAGTTTTCTCAATTGCGTGAACTCACAGGAAGAAAACCAGAAGGCCAATTAATGGTCAATAAAAAACTGGGTAGGATTCAAGTGATGGTCTATAAAGAAAGAAACGGTTATGTTGCCTATATAGATGGTGACAGACTGGATTCTTATAGAACAAAAAACGAAGCTGAAAAAGCTGCAAATGAATTTGTAAAGGTATTAAAAAAATGAAGCTGATTGCTGAATATACTGAAGACCAGTTGGAAGTTGTCACTGAGGCAACTAAAGACGGCGGCAAGAAGTATGCCATTGAAGGTGTATTCATGTCAGCCGAACAAAAGAATCGTAACGGTAGAATATATCCTCGTCCTGTAATGGAAGCCGCTGTAGGCAAATATGTCAATGAGCAGGTTTCAAAGGGAAGAGCAGTAGGTGAATTAAATCATCCTGAAGGTCCTACCGTTAATCTAGACAAAGTTTCTCACAAGATTGAATCCCTTGATTGGAAGGGAAATGATGTTGTGGGTAAGGCGACTATTTTGGAAACTCCTATGGGACAAATTGTAAAAGGTTTGCTTGACGGAGGTGTCAAACTAGGCGTATCAACTCGTGGTATGGGAAGCCTCGAATCTCGTGGTGGCGTAATGATGGTAAAAGGAGATTTTCTCCTTAATGCTGTCGATATCGTTCAAGATCCATCTGCACCTAGCGCATTTGTTAATGGAGTTATGGAAGGTGTTGAATGGGTATGGAACAACGGCATTATCGAGCCACAGGCAATTGAAAAGATAGAGACTGAAATTAAGAAAGCTCCGCGTGCTGACCTCTATGAGACTCAAGTTCGTGAGTTTAAGAATTTCCTCTCGTTGCTCAAAACTAAATAAAAAGGAGTCAATTATGACTGAAGATCAAATCATTGAAGATCAGGAAGTTGAACTCCATGACGATGACAACGAAGTCGTGGAAGGAACTCACGATCCTAAAAATGCTGAAGCACAATCAGTAGCTGCTACCGATAAAGCCGGTGAAGCTACTAAGAAAGCTCCAGCACGTAAAGGTGACAACACTAAGCAGGACCCAATGCCAAAAACTAAAGCTGGTATGATGAGTGCTGCTGTTGGTGCAATGCAAGGCATGTCAAAGGAAAAACTTTCTGGTGTTCTGGCTACTCTTACAGCCGGTACTCATGCAGATGCTTTTGACGGCGAAGAAATTGCAGAAACCGCAATTGATCTCGATTATAAAGCAGATTTTTCAGAAGACCTAAACGCATTGGTCGCTGAAGAAGCTACTTTGTCTGAAGAGTTCAAGGAGAAAGCCGAAGTAATTTTTGAAGCAGCTATTAAATCTAAGCTTGCTGAAGAAATTGATCGTCTTGAAGAAAAATATAACGAAGAATTGGCCGAAGAAGTTGCTACTACTAAAGCTGATCTCGTTGAAAAAGTCGATAGCTATCTTAACTACGTAGTTGAGAATTGGATGGAAGAAAATAAACTTGCTGTCCAGTCTGGCCTAAGAACTGAAATTGCCGAGAAGTTTATGAACAGCTTGAAAGATCTGTTTGTAGAGTCATACATCGAAGTTCCAGAGTCAAAGGTTGACCTAGTTGACGAACTAGCAGAAAATGTTGAAGAGCTAGAAAATGCTCTTAATGAAACAACTGCTAAAAACATCTCAATGGCAGAAGAGCTTGAGCAGTATAAGCGTGATGCGGTTATCCGTGAGCACTCAGCTGGTCTAGCAGAAACTCAAATTGAGAAACTCAAAGATTTGGTAGAAGATTTTGATTTTGATACAGAAGAAGCTTTCTCTGCGAAAGTAGCGACTGTTAAAGAATCTTATTTTACCAAAAAAGTAACTGAGTCCGCTGCCATCGAAGAAGATGAAAGTGGTGATGACATCGTAGAAACTTCTCCGATGATGGCTCAGTATCTCTCAGCAATCCAAAAAACAAACAAATAATTGGAGTCCAAAATGCAAGTATCTTACGATAGATTGATCGAAAAATGGGCACCGGTACTGAACGAAGAGTCAGCGGGCACAATTAAAGATCATCACAGAAAAGCAGTTACTGCTGCTATCCTCGAAAACCAGGAAAAAGCTTTCCTTGAAGAAGCTGGTCAAGCTAGCTCTCTTAACGAAGCTGCTCCTACAAACAACACTGGTAACGTAGCTAACTGGAACCCAGTATTGATTGCTCTCGTACGTCGTGCAATGCCTAACTTGATGGCATATGACATGTGCGGTGTTCAGCCAATGTCTGGTCCAACAGGTTTGATCTTCGCAATGAAGTCAACCTATCAATCAACTAAAGCTGGCGTTTCTGCCGGTGATGAGGCTCTGTTCAACGAAGCTGCTGTCGGTTTCTCAGGCGATTCAGCTACAACCGGTAACGGTACTACTGGCCCATCAGGTCTTTCAGGTCTAACAAATGCAAACTCACCAAACACTATCGACTCAGATCGTGTTGGTCCATATGCAGGTGATCCATACACAACACCAGAAGCTGAAGCTCTTGGTTCTAGTGGTTCAGAAGCATTTGCTGAAATGGGCTTTACCATTGAGAAAGCAACGGTCACTGCCAAGTCACGTGCACTGAAAGCTGAATACTCATTGGAACTGGCTCAGGATCTTAAAGCCATTCATGGTTTGGATGCTGAAACAGAACTGGCTAACATTCTCTCAACAGAGATCATGGCTGAAATCAACCGTGAAGTTATCCGTACTGTTAACTCACAAGCTAAGACTGGCGCGCTGACTTCTAACACAGCTGTTAATGGTATCTTCGATCTGTCATCAGACGCAGACGGCCGTTGGTCAGTTGAGAAGTTCAAAGGCCTGATCGTACAGATCGAGCGTGAAGCTAACCAAATTGCTAAAGACACACGTCGCGGTAAAGGTAACTTCATCATCTGTTCATCAGACGTAGCATCTGTTCTTTCTGCTTCAGGTATGCTTGACTATGCTCCAGCAATGTCAACAAGCTTGAATGTAGATGATACAGGCAACACCTTTGCTGGTATCCTAAACGGTCGTACCCGTGTTTACATTGACCCATATGCAGTTGCAGATTATGTAACTGTTGGTTATAAGGGTACAAACCCATACGACGCAGGTCTCTTCTATTGCCCATACGTTCCATTGACAATGGTACGTGCGGTTGGTGAGGACACCTTCCAGCCTAAGATCGGCTTTAAGACACGTTACGGCATGGTTTCAAACCCATATGTCGACACAACTAACATGTCTGGTCGTGATGGTCTGGCTGCCAACAAAACTAACCAGTATTATCGCATTTTCCGCGTGGACAATCTCCTCGTATCTGCATAATAACAATAAAATAATATTAAACTGGGAGGGGTTCGCCCCTCCCTTTTTTAATATAAAACTAGTATAAATAGATGTATGGCAACACTAACAGAAAATTTTAATTACTTACAACCTACTAGTTTTAAGTTAGTTATTGATCGGAAAAATTATCCAAATTTGGAGTTTTTCTGCCAAACAGTTACACATCCTGGTATGATAATGAATCCAGTAGAGTTGGGTATACCTCGACTAGCTGGGTTACCATTTCCAGGCGAATCACTTACATTTAACGAATTGTCTACCAATATATTATTAGATGAAGATCTAAATGCATATGATGAAATGTATAAATGGATGTTGAGATTGCTTGAAAATAATATGGGCGGAAATAAAACTACTGAAATTCCTACCTATGCAGATATTACATTATCAATTCTTTCGAGTCATAATAATCAAACAAAACAAGTAAGATATATAGATTGTATTCCTACTTCTTTGGGTGACATTGTATTCGAATCAACAGCGGATGGTCAGACTTTTATTACATTTGCGGCATCGTTTAGATTTAATTACTTCGAGTTGGTATAAATGACAGAATCAAGAGCAAGAATATTAGCGGGTATATTAGATAATACTGGTGATATTAAATCGACTAGTTTAGATAATGTATCGACAGGTTTAACTGTATATGCAACAATCGAGGATTTACCTACATCTGGCTTGACTTCTGGTCAGCAGGCCTTTGTCACTAGTGCAAATCGAATATATGTCTCTAATGGATCCGGATGGTACAGTGTTGCGCTATTTAATGCAACACCTAGATTAAGTATTAGCCCATCTGGTGCTGTAACACTGGCAACTGATGGATCAACACCAACAGT